CACGAGTACAGCGCCAGGCGCGAGGCATTCTATAAGCGCCTGGCACAGCCCAGGTTTGAGAAAGGCTGGCTGCGTCGAAACGAAAAAACACAGATCGCAGCTTTGAGAATGGCTGAGGCTGGATAACGTAAACTAGCACTGGTTGTGGGTCCTAATAAGCCCCGATCAGTGTTTTTTTAAGACAAACCATGAAAATGTGTAAATAATAGGGGGACTGGTAGTTGACACGGTATTTATCGATAGTTGATAGTAGAGTGGATACTTCGGTATCAACGGAGGTGGGGAAGATGCACTCAACATTCGTGGGCACCCCCTGCCTCCACCAACTTATCCCACCTTATCCTTGCGCAGAGTAAAATGCATCCCTTCGCCGCTTTCTAGAGATTTCACCAGGTCCAGCAGCTGCTGGTAGCTGAAAATGAGCAACTGGTATTCGTTTAGGTCTTCGGCCCACTGCCGCATGAAAACAGTGTTGTCCTCCTCTAGATACATCTCAACATCTTCGTGGGCCGCCTCTTCATCCAGGGCCACAACACGCGTGTGGTCTGTGTCTAATTCAACGGTAAACATTTTGTCCACTCCTGTAAGTTAAGAGGGCCCCGAAGGGCCCCCATGTTACTATTCGCAAGTCCGTTGCCCGGTGGATGGATCGTGGTAGCATGCGCCACCTTCCTTTTCGTCGATGAACTCGCTGACGCGTTCCACTTTTGGTGTTTCGACGACATCCTCTGAGGTTGAGGCGTTCAAAATTCCAAATCTCTTGCCGCTGGACCTAAAGGTAGTGCAGCCGCTGGCCCCTCCATCGTATGCCTCCATGTACACCGCTTTGAACTGGTCCCAGGTAACTTCATCGCCGGTGTTGCAAGTTTTTGAGCACGCACTGTCTACAAATTTACTGGCCAGATTGAGGACGCGGACGTGGTCGAACACTGACAGGGCATCCGCTGTCATGCCTTTGACCCCGAATTCACGAACGCCGAAATCCTCGATGCGCTCAACCCGCGGACCATCAAAAGTTTGGATTGTGCGGTCATAGTAGTGACTAAAGACTGGCTCGATGCCTGACGACACGTTGTCCGCAGACAGGCTGATGGTGCCCGTTGGTGCCACGGATAGTAAATGCGAGTTCCGGATGCCTTGCCGCAGTATGTCAGCGCGGATGTCGTGCGGTAAAGTTTTGGCGAAAGCACTATCCAAGTACTGGTGTTTAAACAGCGGGAACGGCCCTTTCTCCCGGCTGAGAGCAATAGAAGCTCTATAGCAGCCGTCACGAATTGTGGTCATAACCGTCTCGAGGATGTCCATGAATTCGGGGCTTCCGTATGGTGCCGATAGCGCTTCAATAGCATTTGCCACACCAGTGATCCCGAGGCCCATCCTCCGCTTGTCTTTTGCTTCCTTTTCCTGGGCCGGCAGTGGGTAGGTTGCCCTGTCACAAACATTGTCCATAGCGCGCACGACCAGAGGTATGTCTGCCTCGAGGCGGGCGTAGTCGAAGGATCGTTTCCCTTTGCCGTCGTCAATGATGTATTTAACCAGGTTAAAGCTTCCCAATAAGCATGCGCCATTCGGTGGAAGAGGCTGTTCGCCGCAAGGGTTAGTTGCTGCAATTGTCTCGCAGTAGTGGAGGTTGTTTTTCTTATTTATTCTATCGATGAAAAGGATGCCTGGTTCAGCCCAATCCCAAGTAGAGCGCAAGATGTCATCCCAAAGGGACCGGGCACTCACTGTCTTGTGTACCTGACCCTCGAAAACCAAATCAAATGGCTTGTCACTCTTTACGGCTTCCATGAAAGCATCGGTAACAGCGACACTCATGTTGAACTGTGTGAGCTCCGTGCTGTTATTTTTGGCTCGAATGAATTCCTCGATTGAGGGGTGGTCCACACGCAAGCAGGCCATTTGTGCTCCACGTCTGTGGCCTGCAGAAGAAATAGTTTGGCAAACGGCATTGAAGATGCCCATGAACGACATCGGGCCACTGGAGCGGCTATCGAGGCTCCTGATCAGAGCACCTCGAGGCCTTAGCGTCGAAAAGTCGTAGCCTATGCCTCCGCCAAGTTGCATGGTCCTGGCAGCGTTACCAGCGGCTTTCATAATGCCGGCCATGCTGTCTTCTATGGTGTCAGATACGAAGCAATTGTAAGGCGTCACGGTGCGCGGAGCACCCATGGCACTTTGAACACGGCCGGCGGGTAGAAAGCGCATGTTGTACAGCACGTCACGGAAGCTTTCAAAATGCTCCTCGTTGTCTTTGAGTGCATCAGCAACGCGCGTCATTGCTTCTTTGAAGCTTTCGCCTACTGACCTATACTTCATTGCGTGGATCTCTTCTGAGATTCCAATAGTTGGGCCGTAATGGCCAGCGCTGTTCTTCATAGTTCTCTTCCTTCCAAGGAATTAATTCTCATCTCGCAATAGCGGACTGCTTTTTTTAGATCAGTGATTTCGGATTGGACTTGGGTCTGATGCTCGTACTGCTTCAGCCCGCCTCTCATTACATATTTTATGATGTTCCCGCGCCAGAACTCCATCGAGTTGCCCATGATGAATGTTATTGGCTCAATCGCCCATCGAGTGTAATGGGCAGGCTTTGTGATCAGATCTTCATCCATCGAACAGGATCTCCTCGATTACCTTTACGTTTGCAGGCGTCTTTTTGTATTGGTAATATAAGCCCGAATTCGACTTCATCTGCTCAAGCGCCAGGCAGTCGATCAGCTTGTTGATTGTTTTTCTGATCTTATCCGTGTCCTGGCCCACATGTGACATATCCCTTGTCTTGAAGGGCACACCCACAGGCCATTTGTGGATTGCTTTGACAACTTTGTAGTGGTCCATTGAGATGTTTGGAAACGGCTTTACGGCCTCCCACCAGTTGTTGCTTGTCCGATCCTTCATGTAGCTTCTGTCAATCTTGGACTCGTGCGCAATCATACGCTTGCCTAAGTATTTTTCCTGTTCTGGTGTCATTTGTTTGGATCCCACAATATAACTTCACCGGCCTCATCATCCCAGTCGTCGTGACGTAGGATCCTAGCCAGACGCGCTTGTGTCAGCGCAGCGTCCTCGTTTAAGTTTTCCTTGGCATAAGCTGCTACAACAGCTCCCCAGCTTGGACGTGCTCCGAGAATTTTCTCCGCACCTTTAGGGCCGCAGCCTTTGAGACCGGCGTAACCATCGGTAACATCGCCCATCAACGTCTGCTTTAGAAAGAAGTTGTCTGCTTCAGTTTGGCTGATCGTTAGCCGTTCGTTGCCCTGGGGCCGATAAAGTTTGCCGGGGATCCCCATGAGGTCCTTGTCGTCGGAAATTATGACGGCCTTGGTGTCAGGTATCGACATCATAATGCCCATAACGTCATCCGCTTCCAGTATGTCCACGCAGATTGTGTTGTACTTTTCAGATGCCCAATCAACGAGAGCCGCGTATCCTACCGGCTTCCTGGTTTTCTTCCTGGATGCCTTGTACGTGGGCTCCACAGAGCGTCTGAAATTTTGAGAACCAGAAAACGTGAGTATAATCTGGTCAGTCATCAGCTCTTGCTTAAACGTCTCTATCATACCCTCGAAGACACGCTTGGCGGCCCCTACGTCAGATGAAAGGCTCCAAATAGTGTCTGACCACTGCACCTCTTGCTCGACTGAAACTGCCGCGCGGAACATGTACAAATCTGCATCAATGACAAGTGTAGTTTCGGGAAAACATTTCTTTAAGAACGCCATCCATTTCTCCTTTTATTTTCTGCCCGATACCTGTGACTTGCCAATGGCGGCCATAAATATCTTCGTCTACTTTTGTGCTGATCAAACCTTCAGATGCTGCAATACCAACGTGCATTGCTGAGGCCCTGGCGAAGTCCGATTTTACTGTGAAAGGCTGGCGCCACGCTCGGTCAACGACCACGTAAACGCACACCAAATTGGTTAACCACTCATCAACCTCAATGCGTAGAAAACCAATCTCGCCCCAGTTTATACTCTGCGGCGATGCTGATTTTAAGCGAGAGAGCACGGCCTGCTTCTGCCGCCATTCTAGTTGCAATTTCTCCGACTCCATTTGCTATCTCCTCCGTGCGGCAGGCGACCTGGATTTCGTCATGGATGAACCCAACCATGAACACGTCGTCGCCGTATATTTTGTGAATTTCGTCATAGGTGAAGACCACCCATTGCTTCGCAACAATGGCTCCCCCAGACTGCAAAATCTGGCTGAGGCAGCGGTGTTCGCTTCTTATCTTTAGTTTGCGCTGGTCTAGTGCTTTGACATAGCCGCGGGCGTATGCTTTCTTCAGCAGCCGCTTGAGCGTTGCAAAGGCTGGTATAGCTTTGTCGTAGTCTGCTTTTAGCTTCTTGCCCTTAGCAGCACCGCCACCGGCGACCTCACCTATGAGCCTGTCGCCTCCGCCATATATCATAGAATAAAGTAGTTTTTTTGAGGTCGGGCGATCCACACCAAAGGCCCTGGCGTTGTAGTCGTGTATGTCACCCTCGAGGATTTGCGAAGCATATTCACCGTTGTCAAATGGGTGTAAATAAGAGGCAAGTAGGCGAATTTCGATGCCACTTAAATCAGCGCCACAGAGCCACCATCCTTTAGGAACACCGAAGAGCTCCCGGCACTCCTTGCCGTACATTGACCCGGCGCTGGGCACCTGTTGTAAATTCGGGCCAGTAGCCGCAGATCTGCTTGAGATCGTTGCATTCGACATGAGCCTGTGCCGCAGGCGGCCATCGTCATCAACTTTTTTTAACCAGGCGCCCTGCCCCTCAGCCAACATCCCGATGCGCTTGGCCAGTAGAAAGAATTCCGAAAGGCGCTTTGTTTCGGGGTATGGGAGAGCTGCCAAAATAGCATCGTTTATGATCGGCTGCCCGCTTGGAGAATGCTCCTTTGGCTTCCAGGCGTACTTCTCTACCAGGCACCTGTGAATGTGCTGGCGGGAACCTGGGTTAAAGTGGACAATCTTGGATTTCATAAACACTTCACCGGCCACGTAGCCCAATGTCTTATTGTCTCTTTTAGGGATAAACGGCGTTAGGATTTCCCATGGTTCAAACAGATCCTTGAGTTCCTCCTCGATCACATGTCTTTTCTGAGCGAGAGTGGCATAAAGAGCGGTTGCTGCCTTGGTGTCAAACGTCCAGCCGTTGGAGCCTATTTCTTCGCAAATGGCAGCCATGCGGTGCTCGAGATCTACCGCCTGATGTGGAGGCTGGTGCTTCATCAGTGACTTGTAGAGGAGATCGGAAACAAAAGTGTCCTGGATGCAATAGCTTTCCATCTCCAAGGAATATTCCTCGAAGCCGCCGGTGTAGTCGTCTTTGAAATTGCCCAGGCGAATACCCCATGCCTTGAGGGAGTGAGATCCCCAAAGCTTTTTTGGGAGCATGTGATCGCCAGAATACTCACGCTCGGCGTCCTCGTTGTACAGATCGCCATGGATCAAACGTGAAAGGACCAGAGTATCAGTGACTTTCCCTTTTGGTGCAAAACCAGGATAGAGTTTCTTTAGTGCCAGAAGGTCATAGCCCAGGATGTTTTGCCCACAGATTTCAACGGCGTTCTGGAGGGTGAATAGGCCTGCCTTTATTTCGTCGGGCCTGTAGATCTGCACTTCGCCGGTGTCCATCTCACGACACACAATACAGTGCACTTTGGTCAATCCTGGCAGAAGGTTGTCTGCCTCGATGTCGAAGATCCACCGGCCGCTTAGGCCTGTATCATCCGCGCTCATCGGTGGTCACCGGAACCCTTAATCTTGCCTCGACTTTTCCGGTCCTCAAGCTTCCAGATGTTCATCGTCGCGACCTGGTTAAGGCTATAACCGATGTCCCTGCTGAGGGCGGCCACGTACCAAAGCACATCTCCCAGCTCTAGCGCGATATCCTGGCGCTGGGCGTGCGTCAGATCCTTGGCGCCGCCTGTGAAATCAATTTCGTTGTCTCGGATCAATTTTTTTATGCCGCCTAGGCACTCGCCAGCTTCTGATGCGAGGCCCAATGCTGGGTAAATTACTGGCCATTTGTAGATCGCGGTTTGTGCAGTCTCTGCCTGGTAGTCATTTAAGGTAAGTGTGAGTACATTTGTTTTAGTTATAGACATGGTTAGTCTCCTTGTTTTCTTTAGTTTTCTAAAAGGGGATGTCGTCGTAGGTGGCACGCAGCCGCCCAGTATCGATGTTGTATTGAAGGTCGTCTGCTGGCCCACAGGCACCAGAAAATCTATTTTTCAACACCACGAGTTCCCTGGCGTTTGGCGTTGGATCATCGGAGGGTATTTGGAGGGCTATGACAGCGTCAGAGAGAGTCGCCAGGCTGTGCGATCCACGCATTTGGGATAGTGAGACAGAAGCACCATTCTCGTGCCCCTTGTCGCCCTGCGGCCGTCTTAGGTGGCTTACCAATATGAGGGCCAGGTCGAGCTCAGAGCACAGCACACGTAGCCGGTGCATGATCCCATCGATCATCACGCGCTCGTTGCCCCCATCAGACCCAGACCCGCCCGAAAATCCACTTATTAATATGCTGATATGGTCCAGAAATATAACATCGCAACCAAGGGCGATCTTCATATACCTAATTTTTGTACAAATGGTCTCGATTGCCGTCGAGCCGAAGTGATCGAACAGGAAGATGTTGCGGCCGGCTGAAAGCAAATCGTCAAAGCCTGCGGTGATTTCATCCTCTGTCGCCGCTTCGGGATCCACAGTGATGTTTTTGCTGATATGTATGCCCACGAGACCCTGGGCCGTGCGCTTTGTGGACTCCTCCAGCATGAGCATTCCAGGCGTAAAACCGTCCTGGTGTAACTTGTACGCAAACTCACGAACTAAAGTGCTTTTGCCGACCCCAGAACCCGCGATGAGCGTCACAATGCCTGTCCTGATGCCCATAAGCTTTTCGTTTAACTTTGGGTAAGGGTATCGCATTGGGCTCTCAGCGTCCGGTACAGCGACTGTGGCGCGCATGTCCGACATAGACACAATGCCATCTGGTCGGTATTCGCTGGCCTCAAATATAGCACTAATGATGGCTGCGGGCCCTGATTTCACCAGTGTTTCGTTTGCATCCTTGTACGGCAGAACCGCTATGCGGACTTTGCCAACCGGCAGTGCCTCAGCACATGCCTGGGCTGCCTCGATACCGGCAGTGTCTTGGTCCATCATCAGCACGATGGTGTCGAAGCCGCAGAGGTAATCAAGATTAGCTAGGAGGTGCTTTTTTGCAGACTGAGCTCCATGGGGCACGGAAATTGCGCCGTAGCGTAGGCCATTTGCCTGGGCCACTGACATTGCATCGATTTCACCCTCGCAGACCACGATGCGCTTGCCTGAGTTATAAAGCCAGCTCCCGTATAGGAGCATCGCATCTGCATCGCCCACAACTGAAAATTTCTTGTCCCGTGTCCTTATCTTTTGGGCGACAGGGCGGCCCTTCATATCTTTGTAGGTGGCAATTTGCACCATCTGGCCGTTGTGGCGACCAACTGAGTATCCAAATTTGCGACAGGTCTTCTCTGTTAGGCCGCGGGATCTCAGATCGACATAGTCACCATCGATCAGTGCAGTGTTTATTTTAGTCCTGGTGGGCGCTGGGCCCTCCTGATCACCGGCGGTGTATGTCTCGCAAGAGAAGCACCACTGGCTCATGTCCGAATAGGTACTATTTGCATCACTGCTACCACAGGAACCACAGGGTCCGTGGGCCACAAAAGTGGCGTCTGTTTGAGCTTCCATAGATTTTCCTTTGATGTGTTCGACAATTTGAAAAAAAAGGGCCACCCGAAGGCAGCCCTTAGCTCTCACTTGTTATTTTCTGCCTCGAGGCACTCATCGATCCAGGACTGCGGCAGTACCTTGTGGCACCAACGAAAGTTGTGCTTGTCGGCCCAGTCCTGGTATCGACTTTTAGAGCCTTTGTAGATCTTAGCTCTAGAATTCTGGAACAAATACCGGATGTCGATTGTCGGGTGTTGTTGCTGAATTAATAAATGCTTCTGGCGATCATTTGATGTGAAAAGACCTTTTGTCTCAAGATACCAATGACCCCCGCGCTTTGGCAGCTTGAAGTCTGGGGTGTAGCGGCTGTGGCGCAGTGGCACATCGTATGCTATGCGGTCAGTCTCAAAAAGTACCTTGAGACCTTCGGCGGCAATAGCAGCGGCTATCTGATCCTCCAGGCCGCTGCGGTAGCCATTGGCCACTGCGATATTTCGAGGCCACTTCTTAGAAGTCATAGGTCTCATTATCGTCAGCACCAGCATTAACCTTAGATTTTGGCGCCGGTAGGTCTGGCTGGTGTTCCCCGCCTTCTGGCGAAACGTAGCCGCCTTCAATTGCATCAAAGTCATCGAGGCCAAAGGCGTTACTGATATCAACTAACTGCACACGGTTCAGAAGTAAGCTTACGCCGCGTGTGTTATTGTTGTTGTACGCAGAGATCACGCCCATGATCCTGACTGTGGATCCGCCGCCAATCTGGGGCAGCTTAGTAGGCAAGACGACCTCGCCAGCGCCGTCGAAAAACTCTGGTTGGTATTGGGTTTGAGCCTTAAAAGATATCTCGCCGGTCTCTTCGTCGGTCCGATAGGGCACTTTAAATTTAGCTGACCCATGTTCTGCGTTTCCAAGGTCAGTAATTTCCTGGATTAATGCGGCAGCTTCGGCCGGGGACATCAGCAGCTCTGTTTTGAACTTGGCCTGGTCGGGCCCAAATGCATTGTCCATCCGGTTGAGATGAGGGTATTTGCAGCGCCCCAAGGGGCTCGTGAATTTCTTTTTAGCCATTGTATGTGTTCCTAAGTTTAAAACAAAAAAAAAGGACCGCCGAAGCGGCCCCAGTGTGAGGGAGGTAAAAATGGATTGACGAGATTTAGCCTCGGGTCGTCCAAGGCGGGTGCAGAAGGTTAGGCAAAGCAGAACTCACTTTCCAGGACGCCGTTTATGTCCAATGTGCCTTTCGACGGGCGTTTGTGCTCCACGCCTTCCTGGTCCAAGAACGGTGTCTCTGGATCATCCAGCCTTTGGCGTACCTCTTCCTCGAGGCGCCCAAGAAGACAGTCGCCACTGTACTGGTCAACGAATGTTTCCCTTACGCCATCGAACAGATCACGGGTATCGCCGCTCACAGAAAAACTGTCGTGGATCATAAAGTAGTCAGTGTATCCCAGATCGGCCATGTGGCAGATGGTGTTCTGCATGTGGGCTGCATCAAAACTATGTACGATATTAGGTGACACGCCATTCTGCATACGCTTGGAACTACTTTTGTCCGTGTCGTATTCGATGTGACATTTGGTACGCACTCGCTTGCCTGCGGTCCTGTCGTAAAGCATGATTTGCACTGGCTTTGGCTTCCGAGACCTGTAGTCCTGGAAAGCAGGGAAGCCGGCGGGGGTAGTCCATGCCAAAGCTTTGTTCTCCTTTGAGACTGTGAGGGCCATTGCCTGCAAATAGTTCATTGCCTTGCTGATTGTTGGCAGGGTCTCTGTGATGCAGTCGTAGGACACCTGGCCCAGGAAACGTGCAGCCTCAAATTGGCCAGGCTCAGTATCAGCAATCGGGTGCCTGGCAATATCACCGTAGGCTACCAGCCGCTGCAATGGCTTCATAAGATCCTCGACAAATTGGTCAGCCATTCCCAGCGCTTTGGATGAGTAAGGCCACGTCATGCAGGGACGCTTCATAAGCTTCCTAGTGACGCCAAATTTTAGGAAGACACGGGCAAGCTGTGCTTTGGTTCGGCTGTATGGCTTGCCAGGGCTGTAAGGCTGTGCCGCCTTCTCCTTTTGTGCTTCGCTCGACCAACGCTGATCAATCACGCCTTCTTTGCGCATGCCCTCAAGTATGGATACCATACGACCCGCGTTGAGCTGGTAGATATCCTGGACAGTTGGGCTGGGTGTCAGGTTGACATAGCTGCCTTCTTTTTCAGCAAGGGTCAGCGCAGAATAGTGCTGGACGCCTGAGTTGCTCCCGTCGAGCGACTTGGGCACATAGCCAACAAAGTTGTCGCCTTCCTCGATGTACCTGGCATACTCGATACAGGCGGCCAGGAAAGTGAACGGCTTATCGGCACGGCTCCAGTCACCGTAGCCCTCCTTGTAATCCCTGGCGCATGCTAGGAGCTGATCGTGGTTGTCATCTACCCATTTCACCCGATGATCGAGGGGTGCTTTTGATATCTTGTCGAAGTCGCCACAGTTTGCCAGGTGCACCTTGAGGAAGTATGCGTCATTACCTTCAACACGGTAGCCATTGCGGTACAAGAAAAGTGACTTGATGTGCTCATCCTTGTGGTAGGAAAACGGGGTCAGCATGTACATTCTTGATCGCCAGTCCATGTTCCAGCCGATGTAGAACTCATCGTGGACAGCAAGCTCATGGGCCACCTGTAGGTCCTGTCGCATCACGGCAGCCGAGCCTTTCACCTGGCGCTCAAGCTTGAAGTGCCGGCGGATGTCAGCCTTGCGCGCCGAGATCTCATCTTGCATCATACTGTCTCGGTAGTTCTCTGGTAGCTTTGGCCTGGGAGGCAGCTTTGTTGTTGGAAACTTGCCTAAAGACTTCTGCTCATCCCAGCACCATTGGACAACCTCGAGCATGCCCTCATTGATCGCCAGAGGTGTCGCCTGGAGCAAGTTGATGGCACGAAGGTAGTTCGGAGTACCCTCTGAAAGCTGATGCTCTATGGCGCTCTGCTGGGCCCTGGTGACGCCTCTGACAAGCTTGTTTTTACTGGCCAGGAATGGATCCTTGTAGCAGCCAGTGTCGAATGAGGTCCAAGGTGTCGGTGGGCACAGCATTGGCTTTAATACGGGCTGCATCCAGCTCAAGTATTCCTCTGTTTCATCCAGCGCGGCCTGTGCTTCATCTGTAAATGCGTAGTGGCTACGGCTGCGCTTGGCCTTCACTTTGACGTGCTCTTTGTTGAACACATCGCAATACTTGAGGACAGCACTTGTCACGGCACTGGCCAGGTGTGCCCTGCGTGTCTCGATCACAAGTTGTTCTGCTGTGTTCTTGTAGGTGCCGAAGTTAACGGAGGTAAATCCATTCTTCTTGGCAATGATACGAAGTGACTTTACGCGCTGGGCGTAGCCACTGTTTGACTCCATTACCTGCTTGATGACCCGAGCATTCTGCGGCCTGTTGGGCTGTGGTTTTACACCAGCCTCCTTGGCTTCCTGTAGCTCTACTTGACGGCGTTGTTTGTCGTCCTCCAGCAGCTCCAACTTTAGCAGCTCTTGCTCTATCATGGTGCCTATGGTGAGCACCGTGTTGGTGACTGTAGTGTCTTTGAGGACTGAGTTGAACATGCACAACAGGCCTATGTATGCCAGGACATCGGGATCTAAGGTGGAGAT